CTTTGCTAATAAAGAGATTCATAGTGAAATAAATTGAGGTATACTGGTGTATACTTTAACTTTACCCATGCAAGCATTAATACAGTCGACCCATGTGGTTGATGAATATTATGCAACATTCGGTGATTTTAATAAGTACCCAGATTACATTGAGCATGAGAAATATAGATTACTTCTAGATATCTTGCTATTGAGGGATAAGGACTATGAGATGTTTTATAGTAGAACAAATAATTTTGGATCTATTAGTCCCAAAGATGATAGATACAGGGGTAATTACGCAGTCTACAATTTCATGCGTTGGCTAATGCTTGAAAAGGATGAGTTACCAATTGATGACAACTTGGTTGACAAGTTATTGAAACCAATTGACATGGTTTCACATAGGGAGGGCCAAACTGAGATATTCTCTAAGCTCTTTGAGGATAGCAAGCGTTCACTAATTTTACTAAAGAAAATGCTAACAATTAGAGAACTATTAACGAACTACTTTCGCAGGATAACTTTTGACATGAATAAAGATCAATCCTCTGTTTATGAAGTGCTGAATAAACACAAGAGTGATTCTTATAATGAGAAACTGCTCATCCTGATGGATTCATTTGAAGCTAAATCGAAGCCAAAACATATAAAAATGTCAAGTGGGAGATCAATAAAGTTACTATGTGTTAACAATATATGGCTTATAATAAATGAAAGAGACGATGAGAGTTTCTTCTTTACAGATGTCCATTATAACAGAATCTTTGAGCAAATTGATAATGTTATTAAGGTGCTAATAACAACAAGACTAGACATAGGCTTTAACTACACAGAACAAGTTTCACTTCTGAAGTTGTTCTTCAAGACTGGTTCAATCTTCTGTGACTTCACAGGTGAGATTTACAAAGGTCTTAGAAATATCTCTGTTGGCAAAAGATTAGAAGATAACCTCTTGAAGGAACCACTTGAGATTGGACTCATTTCGGAGTACACAGACAGGAGGAAGGAAGGTATAATGTATGTAATGGATAAAACAGACATAATGGACTCAGGACAGCTTACACATATGGGTTATTTTTATAAGTTCGTTCCTCATCCAGATATTGACCTCACAGAGAGTTGGGAAAAATTAGCAGGACTGAAAACCCCTAACAGAGTCGATGGGAAAACTGCAGATTTAGTTGAGGGCTTCATGAGAAAATCGATATATGAGTCATTAATAAAACAAAATTACATCATACAAGTCCATGAGGATGAGAATGATCCTATGTTTACAGAAGTACTAAATGGTACATCAGTAAAGTTGAATGATGTTATGAAGTTTAGTCCACTAAGATGGGTAGGCAGAAAATTTTACAGGACCACATTACCTAATCCTTCCGAATTGAAGATTGATATTCAAAGTAAATCATCAGCTCCGAATATAGATAAAGTTATAAAAGAACTTAAACTTATACGAGAGAAGAAACTTACTCTAGCAAATAGCTCAACTCACCAACTATCATCAATGTTTGATAGAGAAACACTTAGAGATATAAGGCAAAAATTACGGCCTGTAAATGATATAAAATCATATTTGACAGGTGAAGATGAACTTGAATTTGAATCAGCTATTAAAAGGTTTAATAGAGTTAAAGAGAAGCATGAAGGATTTGAGCAAGGGAGATGCCCTGAAGACATTAGAGACACTGAACTAGAAGACTTCTTGTTCAACAACCCTGATGCTGCCTATCATGTTATGACAGAGCCAAAGCTGGGTGAGAAACACAAAAGAACCACTAGAATGTTTTACATGGCTGAGCAGCAACTTAAAGTTCTAACACAAACATTTGAACGTTATGCTAGGTTAGTTTCTCAAAATCAAAATGGTGTAAGTATAACTAAAAGAGAAGTAAGTAGAGTTAGAGACAAAGACTTGTTTATAAGGATGTGTTACGACAATAATAGGCCACAAAACAATAAGAAAACCATATTCACCTCATTTGATATGTCAAACTTCTCAATGAAGTTCCCAATGGAGTTGATAAGGAGGTATGGAAATATAATATCTGAA